GATGGTACCGGTAACGGTGGCAAGGATTGGAACGGTCTAGCGAACATTATCGGTGGAACGGGCGTGACCCTTGGTGGAATCAATCCGCTTACCGCAGGTAACTCGTGGTGGAAGTCCACTGAAGTCAACCTTGCTGGTTCACTCACTCAGACCAGCATGGCCAACGTATACAACACCATTTCGGTTGGTAACGACCAGCCGACTATCATTATGACAACGCAGGCTTTGTACGAGAAGTACGAGTCACTATTGGAAGGTCAGATTCGGTACACGGATACCGATATGGCTGACGGCGGGTTCCAGAACCTGCTATTCAAGGGTGCACCCGTAACCTTCGATGACGCTGCCGCATCTGGTCAGGTGTTGTTCCTAAACACCAAGTACCTGCAGTTGGTTGCTCATAGCGATGTCTGGTTTAAGCCGACACCGTTCGTGCGCCCAACCGATCAGGACGCTGTGTACTCACAGTTGCTTTGTTACGGCCAGTTGACGTGCAGCAACCGTGCACGTCAGGGCTTCATGTACGGAGTTACCTGATCCTGATGGGACGAGGATTCGCTGACGCTCACAAGGTTGGTTCACGCCCATACGGGCAGCCCGCTGGCGACAATTATCGGGATTCGACACCACGGCCTCAAACCGTGGGATTCTCCCGCAACGTCCAGCGGGTCAACCCGATGAGGAGTGAATCCGTTGTCCCTGAAGTGGTCAAGTGCAGTTCACTGACTCGTGATGGGGCGCCCTGCAAGGGGCGTCCCGTTACGGGCAGTGATCTGTGTATCTTTCACACACCTAAGGCAATTTAGTGCAACTCAGCGCGATGCGTGACTACGTGCGAAACATATTTGACATCACATCGAATGATGTCACTGATGCGACAATGAACACGTTTATCCGTGAAGGGTACGACATCATCGTGTATTCGGAGAAGCGGTGGCCGTTCTACGAAGTTTCCACCACGTTTTCGACGGTAGTGGACCAAGCGGACTATCCGATGTCTGACATCGCTGCCGCTTTAAGTTTCGTCCACGACGGTGTAACCTTCTCAGGTGCTGTCGCCCCTTCTAATGTTGGTATGCGTGAAGTTGCCGCAATGAATACCGACAACCATGTCATGCAGTACATCGGTTATGATGTCGCTGACATCATCTACCCGTTGAATTCCAACTCTACAGGCCGACCATGGTACTGGACGATGTGGAACTCCGGGGTGAGCGCGTCAACAGCGGTAAACAGTCAAACAGTCCGCGTGTACCCCACCCCCAGTGAAGTTCAAACGATCACAGTGCGCGGCTACCGCAACCCGGTCGATTTCGGAGGCACTGTCGCCGTACACCGTACAGCGGTAGCGGATGCGGACACACCGGACCTACCGGTGCCGTTCGACAACGTACTGTCCCTGTACGGCATTTACAGGTCGTATCAGCAGCAGGAAGACGCCATGATGGCGAACCAGTATTTCTCCCTGTTCCAAGGCGAGTTGGATAACTTGCGGGCACGGTTTGAGGACACCCCGGCCCCGCAGCCGCTGCTGTTGAACTCTATTGGGGTTTCCCGGTGGAGAAGCCAAAGTTACATGCCGGGACAACTCCGCTACCCATCCCCCTTCCGATAATGCCGTTTGCAGTCCAAACACCGGCGGCGTCCACATCGGAACCGTACCGGTACGAGGAGAAAGCCGACTTTACTGGTGGTCTGAATCTGCGTTCCGACCAGTTCAACCTGTCGGAGAACGAATCCCCCGCCATGCTGAATGTTGAAGTTGACCCCCGCGGTGGTGTACGGCGCAGGGATGCAGTCACAAAGGTCAACAGCACAGCGTTGACCAACGAAATCATTTCTCTGTTTGCCCATTATGAGGCCGGTCAGAATCAGGTTCTAGCCGCTACCAACGATCCGGCCACAACCAACTCTAAGTTGCAATGGAACGACAATGTTACCGGCGACTTCGCCGGAACCGTCTCCTACACTAGTACAGACGTTGAGTTTGATACGACACAACCACCCCGTGGTGTTACGTTCAATAGTTACACGTATGTCTCTAATGGCAAGTTGTTGGCCAGCACCGGGCATACGGCTTACGCTGCGGTGCGTTGGAGCGGCGCAGATGCCGACACAGCATTAGCAACACCCGATTTGGACGGGTCAAACGGGCATTTCCCGTGCGCCCGCTACACGGCTGTCTGGGGGCAGCGCGTCTGGGTTGCGTACACGCTGGAAACGATAGACGGGTTGAAAACGAATCGGATCCGATGGTCCAAGGTGGATGATGCAGAAAATTGGACTGCTACCGACTTTATTGATGTGGACCCGGGGGAAGACGGCGACCACATAACGGGCATTATCGCTGATCAGAACCGTCTTCTCGTCTTCAAAGAAAACTCGGTTTACGAAGTTCTCGGTTTCGACACCGACACTTTCCAAATCCGCAACGTCTCCCGGGTGGCTGGGAACCGGGAAGGTTGCACACCTGTAGCGACCCCTGCCGGTATTTTCTTCTGGTATGCGGAAGAAGGCATCTATCTGGTGCAGGCAGAAAATTTGGCGTGGGTGTTTGAACGGATCAGACCGGCAATGACCTACGATGTCGGACAGCCTGCCATGACATTGAACACCGCACCGTCACTAATGTGGTTTGATGAACGCCTGTGGGTGTCGGTGGACTACCAATCCGATGACAACATTTCGGGGTCCAGTCAAAACAATCGACGCAACGTGTTCGTGTGGGACCCATCTTTGGGTCCCACCGGGTCATGGACCCGGCATGACATCAACGCACGGTCCTTGCTGGCGTACCGTCCTACTGGTGCGGAACATTTTGGGATAGCGGCCACATCCAACATTACCACTGTTGCTTCATTTGACCGTATCTCCAAGTTGGATCAAAACTACGACTACGACGACTATGTGGGTGCTGTCAGCGAAATCAACTCGTTCTACCACACTGGATGGTTTGAGGGCAACCGGCCCACGTTCCCGAAACGCTGGGGGAAGACACGCACCGTTGTCCTGTCGGACAACCCCACTGTGATCGTGATGTACATTTACAAAAACTATGATTCCAGTACGGCGCTGGCAGGCTATTCCAAGACCATGAGCGGCATGGACACTCCCGCTGTGTGGGATGCTGGGGTTAGCGTCTGGGATGACACCGACTGGCAGGCAGAGGGTACGTCTGACAAGTATGGGTTTGCTCGCTGGCCGACGATTGGGACAGCGCAGGCTATTAGTCTGAGGTTTAGTGTTTCTCCCACCGTGTCCACGCGGGGCAAGTGGGGGGTAACATCGGTTGTAGGCATGTACAGGACTCGGAGGTTGCGGTAGATGACTGTTTTGGCGGTTACGAATGCGTTCGTGGCGGCGACAAACATTGTCGCCTCACAGATGAACGCCAACTTCACTGATATTGTTACTTGGGCCACAGAAACCCCCACCCTGTCTACATCGGGGTCGGCAACTACGGTCAGTGGCACTCTGGCTGTGACGGAACTGGCGACATTCTCCGACGACGTGTACATGAACGGTTCTAATCAGCGGCTCGTCTATGAGGGTTCGGCGGCTGACGTCCATGAAACCTTTATCGCTGCCACAAATGCCACGGCAGATAGGACGATCACGTTTCCGGATGCCACCGGGACAGTAGCGTTGACTTCCGACATCACGACTCCGGCGTGGAACAGCGCCGACAATATTCTTACCAACTCAGTCTTTAACTAAGGAAAGTAGACTATGGCAACATACTCCAAAGAACTGCTGTCAGGAAGCACCAGCGGAAAAAACATTTCCGTTACGGGCATCAACACAGCCGCCTCTGTGATCGTTCACACGGCGACTGCCGGTGCCTCAAACATGGATGAAATATGGGTTTACGCCTGCAACACGTCTGCTGCGGCAGTCGTGTTGACACTTGAATATGGTGGTGTCACCGATCAGGATGACCTTATCGAGTTGGAGTTGGCGGCAGATTCCGGTATGACCCTGTTGATCCCCGGGTTCCTGCTGAATGGTGGTCTGATTGTTAAGGCGTTTGCTGCGACAATAAATGTCATCAACATTAACGGTTACGTCAACCGGATTACTGCCTAGCACATGTTTCGTCAGGATCGCACCAACCCGTCTACCGCTGTATCTAACTGGCGGGGGCGGCATGACGCCTCCAAGGGGTGGCCTTCGACGGCTGTGTCTTCTTGGTTGAATGGCGGCTTGTTCGGTGCTGCTGGTTTCACGGCGTTTGGTGGGATCATCACGCAGTATGAGGATTCTGGTACGACATACAGGGTTCATACGTTCCGTGGGTCGGGCAAGTTCTTTGTGTCTGCTGGTGCGGCTGATGTGGATTATCTGATTGTCGCAGGCGGGGGCGCTGGTTGGAGCGGTGGCGGTGGCGCTGGCGGCATGTTGACAGGCACAGGGGTAGCCGTGAGTGCTGGAACGTACACGATCACGGTTGGTGCTGGACGAGAGGCTTCAACTGCGGGCACGGGAGACAACAGCGAGGCGCTTGGAATCACGGCAGCCATCGGTGGCGGTACTGGTAGTGCAACTGCCACGGCGTCAACGGGTGGTTCTGGTGGCGGTGGCGGTCGATCAAGTGCGGCTGGCGGTTCGGGAACCGCAGGACAGGGAAACGCTGGGGGTACTGCTACTTCGGGCAACGGTGGCGCTGGTGGTGGTGGTAAGGGTGCTGTGGGTGCGAATGGTGTCACGGACAACTTAGGTGGTGCTGGCGGTAACGGGGCCACGGGTTATGGCATAACGTCTGCCACCCCCATCTACGCTGGTGGCGGCGGCGGTTATTCTCAGGTCGCTGGTGCGGGCGGGACTGGCGGCGGTGGCAGCGGTGGCATCAATATCGCACCTTGGACGCTCCCGCAGAAGGGTGTGCCGAACACGGGTGGCGGCGGTGGTGGTGGCAGCGAAGGCTGGGGCGGTGCGGGCATTGTCATCATCCGATACGAGGTGGCCGCATAATGGCTGATCCCGCATACATCGTTGATGGTGTTCTCACTGACGGTGAGGCATGGGTCGGTATCGCCACGAGGTGTTCTCACTGACGGTGAGGCATGGGTCGGTATCGCCACGACGACACTCGGGTCGGACACGGCGTCTATCACATTCACATCAACTGATGACGGTCAGGTCGGGGACTTCTCCCAATACATGGATCTGGTGGCGATCCTGTCTTGGCGGTCCGCTACAGCATCAGCGACACGCATGGGGGAACTGGACATCAACAGCGACACGACTGACGCCAACTACTCCATTCAGGGCTTGTACGGCGACGGGACGAGCGCCACCGCTTGGACGAACGCAGAGAATCGCCTCGCCAATATCGTGATCGCCGATACGTCCACAGCCAACGCCTTCTCGTCCTCTGTCGTCCACTTCTTCGACATCAACAGTGGCAAATACAAGAACTACATGGCTATGAACGCAGGCGATTACAACGGTGCAGGCCAAGCCGAAATACTGGCGGGGACTTACAAGGGGCAGGCTCCTATCAGTTCGATCCTGTTCAAGATCGACTCTGGCAACATTCTGGCCGCTTCCCGCATTGACCTGTTCGGTGTGCTGCCAAGGATGGTTGCCTGATGGCTGTGATTGAAGCAATCGCCACAACATATTTGGAGGCTGACGTTGCAACGGTGCTGTTTGAGGGCATCCCGACTACTTACGAGCATCTTCAACTGCGGATGAACATTGCCACCGACAGCACCTATGCGAGCGGCGTCTACAGGGATTTCTGCTTCGTCTACTTCAACACCTCTACTGCGACGACGAACAGCGACTATTCGTGGCACGCCATGTACGGTCGGGCTTCCACCCCAGCAGCCAGCAGCGGGACGGGTTCCAATTACATCACGATTCCGCACTGTGCTGGCACCTCCCTAGGGGTCGCTCATTTCGGAACGACTGTGGTGGACATCTTGGACTACCGAAACGGATCGAAGAATACGACCACCAGTTCACCTGCTGGTTCCCTCGGCCCCGGCACGGGTACAGGGGAAATGTCTGTGGGCTTCTCTAGCGGGCTGTGGGACGCCGTGACTGCTGTAGACAAGATCCTGTTGATTCCCGATTTGGGGTCCAACTTTCGGCGTGGTTCTGAGTTCACCCTCTACGGATTGAATAGTTCCTGATGGCTGCTTTCACTGTTATCGACCACACCGAACTCGGCGCATCGGCTACTTCGTGGGAAGCAACGGGTATCTCGGGGTCATATGACCACCTGTATCTCGTAGCGAGCGTGCGCTCAGACCGTGCCACGAACTACGACACGGCTTTTCTGCAACTCAACGGGGCAACAGGTAGCAACTACTCGTACACGAGCCTGTATTCCGATGGTGGTGGTGTGTTAAGTAGCCGAGGTTCAAGTGTTGCGTTCATCCACTGTCAGGACATCACTGGTGCGACCAATACGGCGAATACGTTTGCGAACGTCACTATTTGGATACCGAACTATGCCAACACGGCGGACTACAAGCAGGTGCTGGTCAAGACGGCCAGATCAACAGCGTCCACAGCCCGTTACTACTGGACCGTAGCGCTGGCCGCTGGCATGTTGACTGCTGATACGGCTGCGATCACGGGGATGAAACTGTATCCCAACACGGGTCCGAACTGGGTCCAGTATTCGACGTTCAC